GTTTTTTTTCTAACTCTAAATCTTTATAAGGTTTTAACACTTTGAATTTAGCCATTATTTAGCCTCCTTTTATGCTTCTGGTGAGCCAGTGCCTAAGTCTCCAGCTGTACCTGTATAAGTTAAGAAACGACCTGCTTCTTCTACACCTTTTACAACGTCAAAACGCATATAAGTTGCTAACACTTGACCATAAATTTCATTTTCTACCCATTTAACAGTAGCTTGTTTACGGTCTGCAAAGAAAATTGCGTAGTTTAAGTCGCCGATAAACGCTTTTTTATCGCCTTTAGCGCCTAAGATTTCATCTTTAACGATGAATACTGGACGACCAAATAAAGTTGTACCTGATTTGCTAGTGATATCTTGTTTTAATAAATATTGACCGTTTTTGTCTTTAAGTGTATCTAACGCTTGATAGAACGATTGAGACACAACTAATGAAAGATTGTAAGCTGGATCAATATCTACATTGATGATTGCTTTAATATCATCTAAGTTAGCAGTATTAACTGCCTCAAATGTTTTCATTACATCTGCAATTTGTTGGTTAGTTGTATTCAAAGCTTGACGTGCATTGTTTTTAGCAATAATTTGAGCAAGGTTTGCTTCACTATCGTCTAAACTTTCTTGAGATACTGGAATTTGTCCACGATATGTTTTCACTCTGTAATCAATATCTGTGAATTTAGGACGTGCTAATTCTGGGTTTTTTTCTAATTCTTCAACTGCAATCATTGTTTCTTGTGCAGGATTTAAGATTGGATGTGAACCTGCAGCAGTTGTAACTGGTTGAACGTTTACGAATTTTTTAAGGTCAACTACTGTTTCAGGTAATTCTTCTGGCACATATTTAATATCTTCTGGAATTAAAGGTTGTGCATCGACTGATTTAACGTTGTCACGTTTAGCCCCTTTTGATTTGATATAATCTACAAAGCCTTGAGCTTCGTCAGATAACTTACTTTGTTTATTTTCAATAATCTGTCTTGTCATTGAGCGTTTGCCTCCTAGTTTCTTTTTATCTTCTAATTCTTCATCAGTTGGATTTTCAACTTCTTCTTTAACTTCAACTTTTTCTGGTTGTTCTTTCTTCTCTGTTACTCCCACACTTTTGCTTTCTGCATCAGGCTTGTCGTTTTTAACTTCTGTTTCTGTTTTTTCAGTAGATGCTGATTTGTCGGAATTACTTGAGATTTTTTCTTCTGATTGAACAGCGTCAGCAATTTCTTTTTGTTCATTGTAAGTTGCTTTAGCTTGTTCAATTTCTTCTTTTAATTTTCTAGCAGTTTCTACATCTCCATCTGCGACTGCTTTTTGCGCTTGGTCAATTAAATCATTAATCGACTTCGCTTGTTCGTCTAATGTAGCCATTAGCTTCACTCCTTTAATTTATTTATTAAAATTCGACATAAAAAATAGCCTACGTATCTACACGTAAGCTTTCTAAGTCGAACTCTAATTTATATTTTTCTAACTCTTTAAATTTGTCGAGACCTTTGGCACGTTGTCCTACAACAACAGATGTATCTCGATACGCTGGTAGAGTAACAATACTCACTTCCAGTAATTCATCAATCGTGTTAATCGTTTGTACATATTCACCGTTAATCTTTGACCATGTTCTTGCAGTATCGTCGTTAATAGGGAGTGTATAAAAAAAGCTGCATTGGTTTACGTTGCCTGCTTTGATATTTTCATAGATATCTTTTGCATAGCTTGTATTGGGTAAGAAACATTTGAAATAAAGACCTTTGTCGTCAACAGTTAGTTCTAACGTATTTGCTAATGTACGACCGACGATTTGATTATAATCGTGATTGATTAAACACTTAACGTCTGTTACATCTACCTGACTTAGTGCAGTCGGACTTATAATTTCTTTAAACCCTCCTAAGTCGTCGCTTAATGTGTCGAAAATAATTGCATAACCTTCTACTACCATTTCTTCATCGGTAGTTGTTTCAATCTGACTGTATGCCACCCAGTTCATCACCTCCTTTATTGAGGCTATCTATATTCTTCTGAACTTTACTATCTTGATAAGCTGATAAATCTTTTAAGAATATAGTATTTAAATCAGCGAGTGGCTCACTGCCATTTTCTACTGGTTTAAAGCCAAATTGCGCTCTAGCTTCATCTAACGTAATAATTTTCTTAGTAAATAATTGCGTAACACGTTCAAGTTTTACTTCTGGATCACTATCAATCAAACGTGCTACGTCATAATCGAGTGTTACTTCATATGGCGCTTGAGCAAATAATTTTTCTTCAATTTCCGCATTCATCATTGAGAAAATTGGATATAACGTACTTCTGTAATATTCAATACCACTGTCTTTTAAAGAAGTATTCACAGTTTCAATGCCTAGTTTCGATAAAGGCAAACCAAATGCTTTAGCAACCTGTTGGGTACTAAATTTATAGCTATTTAAAAAGTTCAACACTTCGGTTGGTACTTTTAATCTGTCAAAAGTCATTGTATCGTCTAGCATTACTAAACCGTTATTATTCTTTAATTGACTGTTTTCAAAGTTTTGTCTGATTATCGCTAATTCTTCATCAGAATAACGACCATCTTCATATTTAAGTATTGCAGTAGAAGTACCACCATTTTTAAAGAACTCATCTAAGAATTTCTTACTTCCCATTGAAATGCCTATTTCATTAGCTAGAGCAAATAAAGGACTATAACCGTTAAATCCGTCCATCGAGAACATTCTAAAATGAAGTACATCATCTGTATCAAAACGGACATGACCGTCACGTTCATCAATATAGTTATACTTAATTTTATCGTCTATTTGTTCAATAGATACTGCGCTATTTTGCATGTGGTAAAGTTCTATCGGTTGTCCTTTATCATCTCTTACAATTTCAACGTATGAGTTGCCATTTAAAAGCATGTTAGCCACAATAATGTATTTGAAATGCCATGAATCAAGATAAGGATTAGGTCGTCTATTAAGTAGTTTAAGGATTTTCTTATCATCATCTAAATAACTATCTTTATCATTGAATTGAATGCTCGTACTAGCTATGTCTTTAGAGATAATGTCAATTGCAGTAAATACATCACTGTTTCTTAAAGAACTAATGCCATTCCATGTAATGCCACCTAAACCGTTTGCTTCTGTAATCATCCTTAGTGTACTTCTATCAATCGGAACTTCATTACTACGTCTGAAACCATTAAAATTAAATACGCCCATTAACTATTTCCACCTCCTCCCTTAAAAGGCTGGTCAAGTGTTAATGCAAAACCTGTTACAAGTAGTCCAGCAACAATAAAACCTAATGGCTTCCACGCTAAATATGCACCATATCCAATTAAGATAATTCCAATTAAGGTTAATAGTAAGATAATAATATTCTTTGCTATTTCCATACGTGCCACCTCCTTATATAAATACTGGCAATGCTCGTTTTTTGTCCCATTCATGCTCACTTGCTATAACATATGCAAATATCGTACTCATTAATGGATCAATCTTTTCACGATTAAGTTTTTTCTCAATCATGACACTATCATTCACATTCTTAGCTACTGCATTTTTTACTGCGATATCGAGTAGTGGATTTTTATGATGTTTAATTTGTTCGTCTATAACCTTTAATCTAAAATCGATGACTGGATTAGATAACGTCATAGCACCTTGACGAATTTCAATCAATTCATAACGCCAGTTTCGTTTTTCTATTTCTGCAATAAAACCATGAATGGCATGTGGATCGTAACAAATAGCTTGAACATCTAAGTTGTTAGTTAAAATATATTTTTCAATGTAATCTAATACTTGATTACTGTTGATAATGCCACTTTGTAGGTCAGTAATTGTGCAATAACCATGTTGTGCCATTTGTCTGTAATCTATTAGGTCACGTTCAATTTTTGCTTGTAGTCCACCTTTAGTAGCAACAAATGAATGACTTGTGACAAAATATTGTTTCTTAACCTCATCTAAATGTATAAATGATACTGCTGTTAAGTCATCAGCACGAGATAAGTCTAGTCCGATATATGTTTTAGTTCCTTTAATATCAAAATCAGTTTCGTTTTTCTTCCAGTCGTTAAAATCTAGATAGCTTTCTTCTGACGCTTGCATCCAATAATTAAAGTTTTTAACTAATACTCGGAACATCGTACCTTTTTTAACTGCTTCATCTACTCTTTTTTGTAAGAAATCTTCAATCTGTTCTTTTAGATCATCACTTTCATTGATTAATGGATTACTTTTTGCCCACATTGTCTTGTCTTGCCATTCTTCCTCGCTATCTTGTTCAAAGATTATTGCAAAATACTGTTCATCTCGGTATGTGTCGGCAAGTATTTCTTTAGCATAAGGCCATTCGTCCATATACATTGGCGCATTTAGATTAAAACCAGCAGTTGAGATGATGAAGATTAAGCTTTGCATCAAGTTAACTTGACCTGACTCGATAAGCTCTAGCATTTCATTTGTTTTTGCAGCATGATATTCATCTATAACAGCTAAAAATGGCTCAAAACCGTCCACTGCCCCTGTATCACGAGAGAGAGGCATAACGTATGAGCCATCTTTTGTATGTTGTAGTAGTTCTCTAACCTTTTTAACGTCTTTTTTTAGTTCAGGTACTTGAGAAATGAAGTACATCAGTTGCTTAGCTACCATGTTGAATACAATACTAGCTTGTTTCTTATCATTTGCAGCACAAAAAATTTGTCGTCCTTCAGCAGGCTCTCTATCAAACAAAAATGAGTAGAGCGTTAAACCACTTACTAAAAGTGATTTCCCACCTTTACGAGCCATTGAGATAAACGCTTTATTAAATCTTAAATAATCATCTTCTTCAGTAAACCAACCTCTTACCATTGATACGATAAACTTCTGAAACAATGCGAGTTTATTAAATTTACCTTTTGTATCTGGCAACACTTCAATAAATTGAATAACTTTCTTTGCACGTTTAGGTTTATATACATAAGGAAACTCATCATCTTCAATACTTCGTTTAATATCTCTTAAATGTCTAATACAAGCAAGTTGTGTATCTTTGCAAGTAATAAATGTGCCAGACAGTACCATGACACAGTATTTATAAGCATCATCTTTATACTCATTAGGAATGTCTAACAGTTTTTCATATTCTTTATTAATTTTTACGTTAGTCATCGTCAGCAACACCAAATTTACCGTAAATAGATTGTTTTTGTTCGTCAGGTGTAGGTACAACTAACTTCATTCGACTGTCAATCGTCATTCCTAATTGTCCACAGATGGATTTAAGTTCTTTTATTCCATCCATGTAAGTGAAATATTGAGGTGTTCGTTTTGTACCTTCTTCATTCACTGTGCCATGTTTCATAATATGACGATACGCTTCATCTGTGAGTGATACTAATTGGCAATAACGTTTGATACGATCATAATCAAGTTCTGCGATAGGTAGTTGTTCAAGTAAAGGAATGATACGTTTCCATTCTTTTTTACCTTCTTTACTCAAATCAGTTGGCACACTTTTAACATCAATTTTATTAAACTGAGATAACCCATTTTCTTTAAGTTCTTGGTATTCTAATTCTTCTTTAGTTCTATGTCCTTGCTTTGTCGCATTCAATTTACGTGGTCTAGCCATTGAAACACCTCCATTTCGTTATTGAGTTTTGGGAATTTGGTTAC